ATGCCTAAAATCACGAAGGACATGATCCTAGAAGGGTACAATTTCAAGATTGAGGTTCCTACGCCAGAATATGGAGAAGGCGTCACTTTCACAGTCGCGTCTCCATCAGCCTCAGATGTTTCAGAAGCCAAGGCTTTGAGAATGAGACTAAGCGAAGTCAAAGGCGAAGTGGATCCATCACAGATTGATCTAAGTAAGGCTTTGGTTGCTGAAGAATCTACCAGGCGTTTCTTGATCGCTAAGGCTTTAACTCGAGGCATGGGTGAAGAATGGAAGCCTGAAGATGTTGAGAAGGTTAAGCCTCCTGTTCTGAAACGGCTTTGGGAAGTAGTTGATACGTTAACGGGCTTTAGCAGCGAAGCCCAGGAGGAAGCGAAAAATTTTCAGAAAGCCCAGACGGGCAGGAGCTAATTATCCTTGACTCACTTGGGTATAAACTTGCGTATAAACAGCGGGATCTCACGCCGCTTCAACGTCTCTTTTTGCTTTACGGTTATGCCTACTATAATTCACAGGCTGGCGAGGAGAAGAAGGAAACGAGATCTCTTGATGAACTAGTTACCCTGTTGCCGAGAGAATGAAGATGGAAGTCCACGTTGAGATAATTGGGATCGAAAGACTAACTGCACGGATCGATAAGGCAGTGAATTCTCTTGATCCCAAAATTAATGAAGGACTGCGAATAGTGGGGGAAAATATTGTTAATGATGCTCGAATGATTGCTCCCGTAAAAACTGGAAGACTTCGAGATTCTATAGGCGCTATAGTATATGGCAATATCTTAGAGGTTCATGCTGGCGCTGAATATGCTGCCTATGTGGAGTACGGCACAAGCCTAATGACGCCTAGACCTTTTCTTAGGCCGGCTTTTGAAATGAATCGAGCTGATCTTATCGCGGTTCTGAAGGGCGAATTAAGGGAGGCTTTCATGTGAGCGAAGAAGTTTTAACAGCCAGAATCACGGCGGATGTTTCTGAAGCCATAGAAGGCTTTAGACAGGTTGACAACGAAGCGAAAAGGCTCAAGGTTTCCACTATGGATCTTGTCAGAGGCTTCAGCGGATTAGTGACAAGCAGTTATTCACTTTACCGAGCCTATGATATGATTGCAAGAGTCCAAGCGGACACTAATGCGACGCAAGAAGACATTACAAAAGCCTATTTACACGCTGCAGCCTTAGCTATTCCAGGTGTTATTTCAGCAGTCGACAGCATGATGCGAATTTACACGATGCTTCAAGGATCTATCGGAGCTGCAACAATTGCACAGTGGCTTTACAATAAAGCCTTAGCCGTTACTCATGCTCTTTCTGGTCCTGCAGGCTGGGCGATTTTGGGCATAGCAGCAGCAGTTACAGCCGGCGCCCTCGCATGGATGGCCATGAATGAACAGCAGAAACAATATAATTTAACCTTAGAGCAAACAGCAAGAGACTTTCGGGACCTAAAAGGCGAATTGGCTACGATGTCGCCGATTGAGAGGCTTCAAAGAGAATATCAAATCGTCAAAGAATACTACGGCTACACTGTTTCCATTGGCAGCGTTAACGTCTCAGGGGCAAGCCTCGGATCTCCTCTTGACCGTGAAAGAAGCGCCGAAGACATAGCCAAACAAATAGGTAAACGAGTTGCCTTACGAGGTGCTCCTGGAAGATGACCACAAAATTAGATACCTTCACTTTTCCAATTGAGCCGGAGATCCGTTTTGAAAGAGAGCATAATGTAGCCCGAAAGGAAGTCTTGAAAAAGTTTGGAACCACGAAAGAATGGATGGGAGCAAGTAGCCTCAGGATTAGCCTAAACGGAAGATTAAGCGGAGGAAACTGTTATACTGACCGAGATAGCCTTCTAAATCTCTTCGCCACAAAGAATTCAACTGTCAATTTTTACAGTGATACGATAGGCTTCGGTTCTGCAGGTTCCCCAAAGACTGTCTGGCTTGTTAGCTGCGTCTTCACTCATCCTCGGGGAGCCAAAAATATCGTAGATTACACAATTGCGGTCGAGGTGAATGATTAGTGTCCTACAAACTTATGACTTATGATCCAATCGATACCGTATGGGAAGATGACAGCTTTGCCTCCGGCTGGGTGGCAAATTACTGTAGCCTAACCAGAGATGGGGATATAGCGAAACTCAAGCTTGACGTTGGTTATGCAGGTGGATGGATCCAAAAAGACGGGTTAAACATCAATGCTTTGACATACAGATATTGCGTTGTCTGCCTAAAAGGAACAGACAGATTCTTCGTTGAGGTTTATGATGGATCATGGAAATCGGTCACTTCAGGCCATGAAATAGCGCCTTTAGAATACGAGGTTAAGATTTATGATCTTTCAGGGATCACAACCGGCACCATAACCAATATTCGCCTTGGCGTAGGTGACGCAGTAAACAAAGAAGCCTATTACGATTTTCTCACATTTTGTAGTGTTCAACCCTTATTCTGTGCTGATAAGGTTCTGAGCCTTTTCGTAAAGCAACGCGAGACTGATGTTGATGATTTTGAGATAACTGGAACTGATGACATCGGTTCTGGCTTAACGATTGGGCGTCATCTAAGAATCTTCCTAAAAGGTAGCGTAGGCGAATTAAGAAAGGTTTTTGCAGGTGTAATCGAAGAATCTACGCCAGACGATGCTGCTGGAAGGGTTCTACGCATAACTGGGAGATGCTTCGGACAAAAGCTGCTTCTCCGAACGAAAAGTAAGACTTTCAATGTCCGTGAAGTCAGTTTAGCCGTTAAAGACTTCATAGCAGACTTAACTGAAATCACAACGTTCCAAGTTGAGACTCCTAGCCCAACAGTGAACATAACCAAAGACTTTCCCTATGAATACATAATTGATGGGCTAAGGGACCTTGCGAAGCAGGCTGGAAGCGACTGGGAAGTCAAACTTGGCATGGGGCATGACCTCCGCTTCCGCAGCAGAGCCTCAGCAAATGTCCCTTTGCTTCCCTTCTCGATAACTGAGGCAGACGGTCACATTTTGAGAAACGTGAGAAAAGAGACTGACGGGTATAGAGCCTACAACAAGGTTACTGTCTTAGGCGGAGAAATGAGCAACATCGATAATGATCAAGACAAATACACAGATGAGGGCGATAAGGTAACATGGAATTGGCAAGTTTTCGGTGAAGGTGCTGGAAGCTATCTTTATGAGGATTATAATCATGTCGCCATGGGAAAAGTTTCCATGAAGTCAGTTTTCACCTATTACAGCACTTCGATAACGACGGAGTTTGATTTGGGTTCGGGAGGTATAGACTTAACGCTTTTCAAGTACATGAGGTTCATGCACATGGCTGAAAGCGGTATTTCAAAGTCTCCGCCAGAAACAAACTTTTATTTCAGAGTAAGGTTGAGAGACACGGCTTTCAGGAATGCGACTAAAACTTATCTCGGCACTAATATTCAACCGCCTCAAGAATTTGCGGAAGTCGTGCTAGCATTCTCTGATTTCACATGTGACTCAGGATTTGATTGGCAGCATGTTCGTTGGGTTCAATTCCAAGGAATTACCGATCGAAGCACTCCAGGAGAAGGAATTGGTGGCTATTACTCGCTTGATAAAGTTTTCTTCTGGACACCGAATATTACCAAAACGTCTACGACCACTAATGACTTCCGGCATACGCGAGAATATATCCATAGAGACGAAAAACTCGTTGATCCTGGTTTTATTCAGGAGGTCGCGAATGCTCTCTTAAATGTCTTGAAGGATAAAGAGAACCGTTTTAGGCTACCTCTTGTAGGCATCCCTGCGGTTCAAGTTGGACATAAGGTAACAGTGAACAGCCCAACATGGAGTTTGATCGGCACCTACTACATTGTTGAGGCTGAACACCAAATAACTCGCAGCGGATACATCACAGAAATGATTCTTGAAAGCCCAAAGCTCTACCTGGAAACCTTGCTGGCTCAGGTAATCGAACGCAAGATAAGGCTGATTGAAAGGGGGAAGATTAGTTGAAAAAACGGTCTAGGCTTGAAATGTACTTCGATATTTTGAAGACCGTCAAAAGGGGAGTTCGCAAGCCTACGAGGATCATGTACAGGACGAACCTTTCATGGATACCCTTAATGAAAATCCTCGATTCCTTCGTCTCAGAAGGTCTACTCATAACTTCGACAAAGAAAACTCACCGTTTCTACGAATTAACCGAGAAGGGAGAGACCGTCGTTCAGAATCTGTCGAGAGCATTAGAATGGGAAAGGAGGATCCAAATTGAATAAGCAGATTTTGAAGCAGATTCAGGGTGTAAACGTAGGCGACCTCATCAGGGTTGAATGGTTCGACGCCTCGATTGGGAAGAGCCTTGCCGGCGGCGGAGCCATTGATGTCCCTGTGAAAAGCTGGGGCATCTATCTCGGCATTCTCGGAGAGAAGAACAAGCATATAATCCTCGCTCAGAACAACTTCAAGTACACAAATGGTCTCTTCGATATTGATTATACGGCCATCCCTCTAAGTTGGGCTTTAACGGTTAAAGTTGTCAATCCAAGGGATGTTTCTGAAGAAGAAGCGAAAATGCTGTTAAACTCGTTTCTCGCAGGTCGATGTCGAACATTGAAAAGGAGGGTTGTAAATCATGAGAGACTTCATTAAAAAGGCGTTGACTAAAACTGTTGCAGTTAAGGGTTCACGTGGCAGAACAGAATACGTAGAGAGTCCGCCGAATCAAAAACTTGTATTGGGCATATACTTCGCCATTGCAGGCTTAATGGGATTAATTGCTCTGCAAATTGCCCATCTCGCCGTGTTAAAGCAGTGGAACAGCGAAATCTTTGCAGCGATTACGGGGTTGATTGGAACCATTTTGGGAGTTGTGTTTGGACAGAAGGCTGGTTGAGTGATTTATGCCTAAAGGTAAGCCGTGGACGAGAGAAGATGAAAAAGCTTTACGGGAAATGGTTGAGCAGGGAGCATCGATCGAAGCAATTGCAGAAGCCTTTGACCGTGAACCTGATGCCATACGTATGAAGGTTAAAAGGTTAGACTTGAAAGTTGTTGTTCAGAGAAATGGCAGTTATCGAACAACAACTTCTGGGCTCTTGCCAAGCGATATTTTGACTCATGAACAGGCTCTCCGAATCCTCGCTGGAGCTATTGAAAAAGCATCTGAGCCAGGCTTAGATAAGGTGGAGATTATGCGGTTGAAGGTTTTGGTTGATGCTGCCAAAACCTATGATTCTGTCCTCGAGAAGTTTGAAAAGTGGGTTGAGATTGAGAATCGACTTTTGGAATTGGATAAAAAGATTCAGGAGTTACAGAAAGCCCAGAAGGTTCAATCCTGATTACCGGGAAAGGCAGCTTGACGTTCTGGAATCCAGAATGAGCGAGATCTGGGCCAAGGCTGAAAAAGAACGTATGGCACTTAGCCATGACCCTATCACCTTTTTTGAGCAGGTCGTAGGATTCAAACCAACAGCCTATCAAAAGGATCTTGCAGAGAAATTTGTCAATAACCAGTTCGTATCCATGTGCTGGAATAGGCAAAGTGGAAAAAGCTACATTGCCTCAGGTTTACTGCTTAATTACGCCTTAACGAACCCCGGCTCATATATCGGCATTGTAGCTCCAAGTTGGCGCCAATCAAAACTCGTGATCCGCCGAATCAGATGGTTCCTCCAGAAGCTACCTAACGAATACTGCCCCAGACCCGCCCGCACAGTGCTTTACCTGTACAACGGAAGCATCATCGAAGCCTTCCCCTGCTCGCCAGATACTATCCGTGGGCCTTCACTGAACGTAATTTTCTGGGATGAAGCGAACTTCACACCTAACGATGTCGAAATGTATGACGCTATCCTATTTACAATTTCAACCACAAAGGGCAAAGTTTTAATCAGTAGCACTCCATGGAACACGGATTCTCTATTCTACAAGATCTTCCACAGCGAAGAGTTTAGCGATTTTGCCAGAAGCCACGTAACTTGGCGTGAATCTATGGAGCCTAATGGTCCTTTAGATCAAGTTACTTTGGAGAAAATACGGAAACAGTTTGAACATGATCCCTGGCGTTGGAAGAGAGAGATGGAAGCAGAGTGGGCAGAGGATGAAAACGCTTGGTTATCTCAAAGCCTCATCACGAAATGCATCGCTACATTGAAGACTTTAGGTGAAGAGTTGGAACTGTGGGATTTTGAGGATATGCATAAAGGAGCTAATCTTTTCGCTGGCTTAGATTTAGGTCGTTTGCAGGATTACAGCGTCCTCGTGGTTATTGAGGAGGTCCAAGGTAAGTTTCTTTTACGGCATGTTAAAATTTTTGATTTAGGCATAAGTTACGCCTCTGTGATTGGTTACGTGAAGACTCTGCAGGATCGTTGGGGAGGCTTCAGGAAGATTCGGGTTGACTCAACGAACCAAGATTATGTTGTTGAAGACATGACGAATAGCGGTGTCGACAATGTTGAGGGCGTCCGATTTACGTTACCAAGAAAGCAAGAGATGGCTACTCTACTGAAGCAACGAATGGTTAACAGCCAATTCTGGTATCCATACTTCACTTGGGAAAGACCATACAGAAGCGAATTTGTCACAGAGTTAAATGTGGAGAGATTCGAGCTTCGCAAAGATGGCTCCATAGCCCTAAATCATCCCCAGGGCACACATGACGACGTATTCTGGGCGTGTTGCCTCGCTTTATTCGCAACTGTGGAAATGGCGCCTGAACCGATATTGGAGATCATTAGGGGTTGAAGATGACGAGAAGGCAAGAGTATTTTCAGATTATCCGTCAAATTCGCACTTATGATAAGACTACTGGGAACTTTGTGATTAACATCGCCTATGAGACTGCTACGCCTAAGCCTACGCGCCGAGTTGTGGCCATTGCTGAAGGCTTCGGTTTAGGTTTAGACCAATGGGAGAAATTCGTTGTTTTTGAGAATGTGGAGCTCAAGATAGGCCCCTCAGACATCGTTTACATTACTGGAGACAGTGGGTCAGGTAAAAGCGTCTTGCTTAAAGCGTTGGAGAAAGATATCAAAGAGGACCTGAAGCTATCATCGATAAACATCTCAGAGATTCAGCCTGAACTTGGTAAGCCTCTTATCGAAACAGTCGGCGAAACTTTAGAAGAGAGCCTTGAGCTATTGAGTAAGGTTGGGCTTAACGATGCTTTTCTATTTCTGAGATTCTATGAGCAGCTCAGCGATGGACAAAAATACCGTTACAGGATTGCTAAGATGATTGAGTCTAAGGCACAATTCTGGATTATGGATGAGTTCGCAGCAACGCTTGACAGGGACACGGCTAAGATCATAGCCTATAACCTTCAGAAACTCGCACGTCAACAGAAAAAAGCGGTTATAGCTGCCACAACCCATAAGGATCTCTTCGAGGATCTCCATCCCTCAGTTCACATTCATAAACGGTTTGGGAAAGAGATAACGATTAATTATTATTCAAATGAACCATCTAAAGAATGCGGTCTTGTCAAAGAAATGCGTATAGAAGAGGGTACAACCGAAGACTGGCGGAAACTTGCTGATTTCCATTATCGTAGCCACAAGATAGTTGCTCCTCGAAAAATCTTCTGTCTCAAACGTGGAGAAGAATTGTGCGGAATAGTCGTTTATTGTTATCCTCCGGCTGCATGTTTC